GATCCGCAAAGCAGAATGCTACAGCGTATCCAGAAACGAGAATTGCCGGGGTGGTTCGGAGTCCGTCTGTCAGCAGAGATCGAGGACGGGCACAGGGCACTCTGGCCAGACTATTGGCCAATATCTGCTTGTCAGCAGAAGCATCAGGAAATCGGGACCATCAAGTACAACACTGAATACCAGAGCATCCTGATGACAGATGGTTCGAAGCTGATCAGGGAGGAGTGGCTGAAGTTCATTCCCAAGGGACATGAGAACATCAACGAATACGAGCTTGCGGTTGGCATCGATCCCAATGCAGAAGGCTCTGATGATGTGTGCTGCTGTCTGATGGGCAGGCACAGGATCCGCGGAAGTTATCACATCTTCGCACTCTGGATTAAGGACTATGGAAGCATCACTGACCTGGTTGATACGGTAGTGGACTGGTGGGATCGATATTCCCCTGGGACCTATGCATTTGAAGATGTGGCCTTCCAGAAGGTCTACCAGAAGCTTATCCAGGAAGCGCTCCTGTCTCAGCATATCGACATTCCATTCATCGGAGCCCCTGCAAAGGGAAGCAAACCGGAGCGGGCAAGATCAATCGGAGCCTACTCAGAGAATGGCAGCTTCACCTATGAAGGGGATCTGGAGGACAGCACCGCAATCTACAGGCTGACACACTTCCCTGAGACCGGCCTAAATGACGGGGTGGTTGATGGGATCTTCCTTGCATGGTCAGCATTCAACAGGGATAAGGGCAAGCCTACCGGCAAGGCAGGAAGAAAAAGAAGCTCAGCTTTACCTGGGCTGTTAGGGAGATATAAGAATGGACACTAAGGACAAGACAGAGCTCACAGCAAAGATCATCAAAGACAGCCTGATTTTTTCATATTTGCCGAACCCCTCTGATTTGATCAGGAGGTCCCCTAGAGGGCTGAAGGTATTCGACGATATGTTGAAGGACTCCAGGGTGCCGGGCCTGTTCTATGACAGAAGGAACTCGACACAGAATCTTGCCCTGTCCCTATCCACAACCGGCAACCAAAAGATTGACCAGTATGCTGCAAAATTCCTCACAGAGAAAAATCTCCGCAAATGGTCCAGCTATTTGCTGACAGATGCACTCAAGTATGGGTTCCGACCCGCAGAGCTCATCTGGCAGAAGAAGGACGGATGGATGTTTACCGATGCGCTCATCGGGCACGACATCAACAAGTACAAGTTTAACGATAATGGAGACATGTTCTATACTGGCTACGGCATGGTAAGTTGCGACCAACCATACAAATGGATTATCCATCGCACAGAGGGAGATAGGTATAACAACCCGTATGGTATCCCTTACATGGAATCCATCTATTGGCCCTGGCAATTCAAGCGCATGGGTTGGGAGTACTGGTTGACCGCTACTGAACGGTTTGCTGTCCCTTCGATTATTGCACTCTTCGAACAGTCAGACCCTACAAAGGCACAGGATATTGCAAATAACCTGGTAGACCTGGTATCACAGATCAACAGCGGGTCCAGTGGGGCACTGGCCAATGTGAAGGAACTGAAACAGATTGATATGGGGGGAAAGGTCTCTGACTTTGATTCTCTCATCAAGGCGTGTGACCTGCAGATCAGTTACGGTATGACGGGGCAATCTCTTGCAAACAGCGAGAGTGCAACTGGTACCCAAGCTCTGGGGACCGTACAGGAGCGGACCAAGGGGGGAATCTATGAAAATGATTCCAGGGCTTTGGCCTACACCCTTCAGAAACTCATTGACATGGCCATAGAAGTCAATTTCGGGGCCGATGCCCCTGTCCCCCAATTCTCGTTTGATACTGGGGACTATGCACCGTTTGCTGACGTAACCTCAGCAATTGACCATGGGATCCCTGTATCTAAAAAAGCCCTTTACACCAGGTACAATTTGCCCAAGCCGGATGACGATGAGGATGTATTCACCAAGCCTGAAGGAATGGCAACGCCTGGGCTAGGTGCGTTCTCGTTTGCCGACACAGGGGAAGGTAAAAAAAAAGTTCGAAGGACGCTGGTGATCGAATCCTGAAGGATGAAGCTGCCAAAGTTGGACAGCTCATCGATATGGAAGAGGAATCCTATCCCAGGATTAAACGGTCAGTAAGCGCTGAGCTCAAGGCGTTTACCAGCCGTTTACTAAAGAATCCTGAATTGCTCAAAGAAAAGAACCTTTTTGCAAAATGGAAGCCGGAAGCCAACGGCGAGATTATCAAGGAGACGTATCTCCTTTTTATGAAGTCCTGGCTGTTGGGCATGGCACATACTGCTGCACCTGCTACCGATTATGCTGATGAGCTGCCAATCAGCGTCAAGGAATTTGACCAGGCACTGACCTATGAGGATGCCATCAAGTGGGCCCAGGGTAGGGTAACCATGAGCAAGGAGCAGTTCTATTCCCTGTCAGCTGCCATGCGCAAGAAGGCATTCACTGTTGGCAGACTTACCCAGCTTGATGCAATCGAGAAGGTAAAGAGCCACTACCTTGCCCAGTTGGAAGGGGAGACATCGAGCCTGTACGACTTTGTAAAATCAATCAGGGAAGACGAATCGCTGAAGGCTGCAGGGTTCGGTCAAGAATCACCCTGGTACTATGAGACCGTCTACCGCACAAACATCCAGACCGACTACAACGCCGGGCGTGCGATGGAGATGGAAGAGAACAAGCCCCAGTACCTGGAGTTTATTGGGATTGAGGATGGAAGGCAGACTGATATCTGTAGTATCCGTAGTGGGACCATCCTTCCCTACGACGATCCCTGGTGGAATGACAACTGGCCGCCTTTGCATTACAACTGCCGATCCACAGTCAGGGCAATCTACAAGGAAGAGGCTGAGGTGCTTGGGCTTAAGGCAGATTCTGCAGCTCCCAAGGTAGCGAGGAAAACTGACCAAGTTCAAAGCGGCTTCGGAGCAAACCCGGCAAAGAATGCCGACTACTGGAAGCCGAGTCCTGCACAGATGACAAGGATGAAGGACGCTGGGATTCAGCTCGAGCTTGACTTGTTTGAATAGGTTTTTGGGAGAAGGCCCAAGAATGCGCTGTACTGGCTCGCAAGATTGCCCGGGTATAATTCCCCCACTTATCTCCAAACCCCCGTTGTTCAACGTTGTTCAACACCTTCTAGGGCAAATTTGGGTTGGTTGCGTGCCGTACCTTATCACTTTTTCCCAGAACCCCTCTGATTCCTGATTTATCTGATATCTGATGATGGAACTCCAAGGTGTTCTGATTTATGCCCAGTGAACATCGTACTGCTGGGAGTAGGCGGGCTATGACCCCCTTTGATTTCTATCGTCTACGCTCTGGTAGTGTAAGGAGGAGAGGAAATATATGGACAAGGTTTTAAAACGAATGGAGCTGGCCAGGACAGGGAGCTTCGGCCCAGACGGATCCGCGGTAACCCTGCAGAACCTGCAGGACGTCGTGGATACCTTCGACGGCAAATGCCCTGTAAGCCTGGGACATTACATGACCAAGCAGGACTGGTGGCCCTCCTGGGGCAACGTCGAGACCATTGAGCTTGTCAAGGACGTCAACGGGATTGACGGGGTGCTGCACGGGGACGTGTCTATGCAGCCTGTGCTGGCAGAGGCAATCAATAGCGGGTTCTATACCGGGTGGTCAATCAGCATCCCTGCAAGGGCATCAGATAACAAGCGATACTTACATCATCTTGCCATGTTGGGTTCCGTCCCTCCCAAGATCCGCGAGCTCAAGCTGCTGGCCTCGGTTGAAGCCAAGCCGGACAATGCCATCGACCCCAAGGGGGTGGGAATGGATTTTAGTGACCAGGCATTTTTTAACTTCTCGGATTTCGAGAAGAAAGGAGAAAAAGAGGTGAAGACAAGTACAGATCCCAAACAGCCACCTACGGCCAAACCGGCAGAGGCACCGGTTGCTGTCACAGCTACCGACTTTGCAGACGATCAGCTGAAGGGTAGGGAAGAGAGAGCGAAGGCTGCTTACAAGAGCGGTACCCAGGCAAAGGTTGTCGGGGAGATCGGAAATCGCTGGCCAGCGGGTAAGAAGGATGAGCTTTGCGAGTTCGCAGACAAGCTTGTCGATGTCCATGACTACGACTTCGCTGATGAGGGGGAGAACAAGGGAAAGAGCCTTGTCGATCTGTTCATCGGATTGATCAAAGGCATGAGCCCTGCTGCCATTCCGCCTACCGGACGTAGCAAAGAGTTCTCGGATACCGGGACCAACAAACCGGCTGAATCAGTTGACAGGGCCAGTATGGCCAACAAGTTCTAGGGAGGACTATTTATAGATGAAAGCATCAAAAACTGTCGTGGTCGAGATCAGTGAGCTGCTCGACGCAAAACACCCTGCGGTAATCATCCGCAAGCTGGTCACTGCCGACAAAGGCAAAATTGCCGTCGGTCAGATTGTCGCAATTGCTGATGGAAAGGTCCTGCCTTACATCAAGGACGACGGAACTGCCGGTACGGCATACGGGGTGGCCACACAAGCTGCAGACACTGCAACCGGCGTAGACACTGCTGTGAACGTCCTGGTCCATGGGACCTGCAAACGCACTCTCGTATCGGTCGTATCCGGTACTGCAGTCGTACAGGCCGACATCGATGCCATCGCCGCCAAGGGCGTTTGGGCTCTTAACTAATAACCATCGCTAAAAAAGCGTTGGTCCCTTATTTGGAGGGGAGGCATAATGAACATTCAAGAATTTCTGAATTCTTATTTTACCCTGGCTCTGATCAGCCAGCTCATTACCCGGCAGAAGCCTGTCCGGAGTATCATCTTTGACCAGGTATTCGGCTACCGGACCAACACCCCAAACAGCCGCGTTAGGATCGTGGACATTCTCAAGCGCACTGGCAACGTGCCTGTTGTAAGCAGGGGTTCTGCAGCACTCTCCTTGAGTGGTGGCAGCATGACCAATACAGAGATTGAGCCTATGCCGATTCGCTTGTCCGACTTCATCACAGGAGCCAAGCTGAACGACCTTAAGAACCTGTATGGGACTGGCGATGAGCGCGGCCAGCAACTGGTAGGGTCGGCCTTGGATGAGATCGTCCTTGACCTTATGCATGCCACAGAGCTGACACGCAACGCCCTCTGCGCCCAGGCAATCTCCGGAAAGATCGATTACATGATGCAGACCGATGGCGGCTTCGAGCGCTACCAGGTTGCATATGGGGATGGGACTCCTTTGGCCTTCGCTCCTGCAAAGAAATGGAACGATGACGCCTGCACCCTCTCGATGATCATCAGCGACCTGAGCGATATGGAAGACGCGCTTGCCGAAGCGGGATGCAGCGGGGAGATCAAGTTCCTCGTAGGCAAAAAAGCCTACAGTGTCGTGGCTGACAAGATTGCGAGCATGAAGAATGACTCCCGAATCGACGCCAAGGCCGAGAAAGGGACCCTGTACCTGGGTGGCTACACTCTGGTAAAGGACGGGCTGACGTACAAGGACCGCGATGCCTCCGGAGCTGAAGTGACCAAGTATGAGATTGACATCGACAAGATTGTCGGATTCGCGACCGACATCCCTGTCCTGACCTACTGTGCCGTTGACGATGTTGACGGGAACCTTGAGCCTGTCCCGTTCTTCAGCAAGACCGTCAAGGTTGATGATCCTTCAGGGTACAAGGTCATCAGCGAATCGAAGCCGATGCCTCTGGTATCTGCCAAGGGCTTCTGCTGGGCGACTGTCTATGATGCGGCCATCGTGAATGCGTCGGCCTACACCATCGTGGCTGAAAGCGCGACCATCGATGCTGGATTGGTTGAGCATGTTGAGAAGGTCTATACCGAGGCTTCTTTGACCGCCTT